TGGATGGGAGTATGCATGTTAAAACAATCATTCCAGCCGAAGGTAACACCCCGGAAGAATACAAGGAAATAGCTACGATTTTGTACCCGAGATCAAAGTATTGTGCGGCGGCGGTAACAATTATAAATCGAGATTAGTGGAGGAAGCCCGATGACACAAAGGGACTGGCAAAAGGATATGGATTTTTGCAGACACGCAGATAAAATACCACTCACGCCGGGAAACGTACGCGAGGCTATGTTTGCATTAACGTACTGGCTCCAAGAAGCCAAAGAACGCGGAGAACGGGAGCAATGTCTGAAAGAGGCGTGGGAACAATTACGCGAAATCGTAAGCACCAATGCTACTGGTGGAAAAGGCGAAGATATAAACGACTACGATATTATGTTGAACATGATGGATATTTGCTGTACTTATCTTCCCTTTACCCAGATATCCCAGCACCCAAGGAGGAAGATAACCAATGACACGTCACAAATGGTAATTTTATTCGTTCAACTGGTCAGGAGATAACAATTTCGGGCATGGGAACGGAATGAAACTATTCAAAAGAGTTCCTACTTTATTTGATTGGATTCGAGTTGCAAGAGATGTGGAAAAGAAACATCAACTTCCAAAAGGTAGTGTGGTCGTTACTAATTACCAATCGATAACTAAGTAACTGATTATTCTACAACTGAACTAATTAAAACGATAACTAGTGTCCACCTTAGAGACAAGTTATTGAGAGGAGATAAACATGTCGCTACTTAGATTTATTTATGAACTTGATGGTGCTCTTCGCGGAGCAGCAGGGCGTAATACTGTTTTGGATAAAGAAGATGTTAATTTGACTACGAAATTTCTCGAGTCATACATCCCTATGCTGAAAATTGTTAATGATTATGAGGCAACCGGTGCACATTTACTTTTACAACCCGAAAATAGTCGTTCTAAATCTCTACTTGCATATGCTGCATCTAAGAGCGAAGGAGGGGCACGGTACAAATCTTACAAATCACTAACGTTCTTCATACCAGAATTGATTATGAGTCTCCACAACCCTCATGAAAGAAAAATTTTCGAGTTGATGTATCTTGATGGACTGACCTTCACTGAGGCCCAAATCAGCATGAAAGAACATCCGGCTGAAGGGCTGAGTCCTATCTTCGGTGGAACATTCGCAGAAAGAAAGCGGAAGGGGCTTAATAGAATTACATTAAGCCTCAAAATTCTTGGTGTTTTAGAACTTATTCCTGAGGGTGCTTTAAAGCTTGATGAGGTTGCAGAGGAATTCAAGATGGGAAGGAAGTTGCCTACAAAATGAATATTTTCTTAGTGCACAATTTTAAAGATGGAAGTTCTCTAAACGTTCCTCTACTAAATATGGAATCGTCAGACAACAAGGATTTATTTAATTCAATCATTGCCGCAAAGATGGATTGTTATCCTATAGAATTCACATCTGCTGACGGCAACATAATTAAAAGGAATTATCGAGATGTGCGGTCGGTTGAGATTGTATTCATAGAGTGATGTACTTTTCGGACATGGCGAATCACCATATCCGAATATGACGTATACTCAAAATGATCCATCAGTCGGATTACCTATTGTGGGTAATCCGACTTTTTAAGTTCGCACAACGATCCTTTACCTTGCATGTGCGTCTCGTTGACGCTGGTTCACATTGAACCACTCATGTCCACGATGGACACAAGTACCGAACGGACATCCTGTCCATTCGCTCCTAGCGGAATAACAAAATGCAAGGTCGCTCACTTAGTCCATTTTGAACTAAGTTCTACTTGCGCCATCTTGTCATCTTGACATCCAATTCCGCCATTTTGTCTAGTCTAAAGCTCAGGTGCATCATGAACCCGACCTATTGCAAGGTTCATGATGCACCTCTCAAATCCGTAGCGGAAGTGTACAAAACCGAGTTTATGATATAAACATGAATCAGTTTGAAGTGAATTGGAGGGCGGATAATGTCTTCATTAATTGGTGAGGATCTTGATCCTGTTGTTGAAGAGAGCCTAGCGATAATTGAAGAAGTAGGCCGTGATAAGTATGTACTAACTGAAAAAGAAAGAAGAGCAGAATTTCTACTGAAATTTCACCCAACAATGATCAAGCTAATCCTTGATTATGAAAAGGTAGAGAACACCAAAACATCTTCTTTATCACAGGACGATATTTCTAATGCTTATGGACATGCAAGACGTGAACACGGAAGAGAGCTTTATGCAGACGTAACAGCAAACACTGTTGTATTAAAGCATAAAAAAGCTGCGATTTATTCCTTATATAAACAGTTGTCCGAGGTTCTTCACATAGTAATCAATAATATAAATGATGTTCATTCAAAGAAAATAGCAGAACTCATGTTCATAAAGGGACATCGTCATAGTTATGTGAGTAGTTATTTAAGTAAAGGGTATTCAAGTGATCTATACGCGATCCCCTTAGGGACATTCACATATAAGAGAATAAACGCTATTAAAGAAGTGGCATCTAGTTTAGAGGTTCTTGGAGTTTTAGATTTAATACAAAAAAATGAAGGCGCTGGACGATGTAAGAAACAACAGTACCGAATAGATTTAGAAGAATGGTCAGCATACGAAAAATAAAATAGGGGAAACGGGGTGACATTCTGTGGTCATTAAATCAACTCAGAAAGAGCCTCCTATCCCGTCATTTTCTAAACTGCAACCGAGCAAATGTCGGGGTTGCGTATGGGGGAGTTGGGCTGGCAGCAAACAAATGTGTATGATCCCTCAATGTGTCAAGGACAAGCCCTCTATGAAGGATACGAAGCGAACAATCACCCTAACATAGCATCACGGGTTCTGAACCTATACTCCATTTCTGGTTATATGCGTTGTCGTAAAGACTGTTCATTGGCGCATATCGCTCATACCCCATCATCCGGGCAACCGTGATCTCAACGGCCAAAGATTTGGATCGAGAACGCAACCCTGGCCGCGCAAGTAAGAGCTGGGTATCTTTTGAAGGAAATGCTAAATGAAGTGTCGAATCCCCTGAAAGAACAATTTTAGGGGGATAAAAAATGACGGAAGAAACAGAGGTTAAGGAAAAGAAAAACGATAGGGTTTCATTCTGGCCGATGGTAGTATTTGTTGTATTTGTACTCGCATTATGGTTGGGTAATATGTACTGGGGAATACATGAATTCAAGGCAGATGAGAATGCGGGTACTTTCGAAGATAGAGGTACTTTCGGTGATGTGTTTGGGGCTGTTAATGCGCTATTTTCTGGGTTAGCTTTTGCGGGATTGATATTTACTATACTTCTTCAACGAAAAGATTTAAAACTTCAGTTTAGTGAATTATCCAGACAGGCAGACGAAACAAAACGAACTGCAGATCAATTCGAAAAGCAACAACAGTTAACCAGTTATCAATTAATACAAAGCACCGTTAACAATCTTATAGATGTTAAAAATACACATTTAGATAAACTTAAATTCGAAATAAGCGATGGTTCGTCTAAAGAGATTTATTACGGTTCAGATGCAATCGATATGATATTTCGTTATCATGGAGGTGCACCTAGTTATGTTAAGCGATTACTGAGTGTTCAAGTAATGAAGCAATATTATAGAACGTTCTTTTACATACTTCAATTTATAAATGATTCCAACATCGACGATGTACAAAAAAAGACACTAATAGACACTCTTAACCTTCAAACTTTAGACTCGGAGATAAACGTTATTTATAGTTTTTACGAAAATAGTCAACATGAACTTGCTTTATTGAAAAGGTATGGTTTTTACGATAGACAAGTTGCATCATCAGAATAAGGAAAGGGGCCGTCCGGTAGTTGAGGGCGGTTTTTTGTTATCAGAAAGGAGAAGTGTATGAAATTCGTCCAACCTATCCGTGATCCAGTGAAGCTATCCGAAATCAAGCGTTATTTACGCAACCAGAATCACAGAAATTACATCCTATTTCAAATCGGAATCAATACCGGCTTTCGCATCTCTGATATCCTTCCCTTAAAGGTCACCGATGTAAAGGGAACACACATCACGATCCGGGAGCAAAAGACCAGCAAAGAGAAGAAGGTTCTAATCCGCAAATCTCTCCGCAAAGACTTGGATGTATATATATCCAACAAAATGGATGGAGAGTATCTATTCCCCAGCAGAAACCGAAAGGGAAGCAGAAAACCGCATCCAATATCCCGCAGTATGGCATATAAGATCGTTCGTGACGCTGCAGCTGAGTTTGGATTGTCTGAAATCGGCACCCACTCCATGAGAAAGACCTTCGGGCATAACTTTTATGCCGAAAAGAAGGACATTGTGTTACTGATGGACCACTTCAACCACACTGAGGAAAAGGTGACTTTACGATATGTGGGCATTCTTCAGGACACCTTAGACGATGCTTTAGAGGACTTTGAACTATAGTGAGTTCCCTTAAAACTGGTAATGATGAACTCAAATTGAGTGACAATCCAGAAATATTATAAGATCAAGCCTTTACGTTCATTTATGAGTTACACACAATACGTATTGAAGAGAGCTTGTTTTACAGTTATTAGGTGAAAAGGGATTGATACACCATATTATTTAGATATGTGGTGAGAAAAGGTTAGCGTAACGCTGAGCGGTCAGAAGGCTCTCCGCGTTCTTTCCAACTCGAATACTCCAAACGGTGGTGAAATATGAGCTTAGATAAGAGTGACAATCGAAAAAAAGCCCTCAAAATGTGGCTCGACAGTGGTAAATCCATGAAACTGAAGGATATTGCTGAAAAATTAGGCGTGAGCGCCGGTCTAGTCCGTAAGTGGAAGTCGGTAGATAAGTGGGAGGACATACCGGAGAAGCGTGGACGCGGTGGACAGAAAGGTAATAAGAACGCAAAGGGCAATAAAGGCGGTCCCGGTGGTCCACCAGGGAATGATAAGGCAGTCACGCACGGCATGTTTCGTAAGTTTGAACCGCAAGACCCGGAATACCTAGCAATCCTCGACATGGCCCAGCAAGCCGATCCTATAGACATGATTTGGTACAACATCACGAAGCTGTTCCAGAAGATCATATGGGCGCAGCGCATCTTCTTTATTCAAGACAAAGATGATATGACGAAAGAATTGAAGAGAGAGAAACCCGGCGAGTATGGCGATGAAATGGAGTATGAGATTCAATTCGCCTGGGACAAGTACGCTAGTTTCGTTAAAACTGAATCTATTATCATGCGTGAGCTGCGTGGTGCAATTAAGCAGTTCCTTGCTATAGCTCCTGAAGGTGACGAGCGGCGCCTGAAGCTTGAGCAGATGCAAGCGGATGTAGACAAGACGAAAATCCAGATTGAAGCCTTAAAAAACGGTGATGGCGACTCAAACAAAGACGTAATCGAAGATTGGGTTAAGGCGGTGGAAAGTGATGCCTAAACAAACACCGGATACCAAGCGCCGGTTCAATGCTTTCAAAAAGCGTATCCCCGAATACAAAAGGAACCCCGTGTTGTTCTGCAAAGAGATGCTTAATTTCACGCCGGATGATTGGCAAGCCGAAGTTCTTATGGACATAGCTGCTAATCCGCGTGTTTCAGTACGCTCAGGACAGGGAGTAGGCAAGACAGGGCTAGAGGCGACTATCGCGCTTTGGTTCCTGTCTTGTTTTCCATACCCGAAGGTTGTGTGTACGGCTCCGACACGGCAACAGCTGCATGATGTGCTATGGGCTGAGATCAGTAAATGGCAGGAGAAGAGTCCGGTTCTGAAGACGATACTCAAATGGACGAAAACCAAGATATACATGCGGAACTATGAAGAGCGTTGGTTTGCCACAGCGCGGACAGCGACAAAACCTGAAAATATGGCAGGATTCCATGAAGACCACATGCTCTTTATCGTAGACGAAGCATCGGGTATAGAAGATAGGATTATGGAAACGATTCTTGGTACGCTGTCAGGTCCATTCAATAAGTTATTGATGTGCAGCAACCCAACACGTACCAGCGGTGTATTCTATGATTCGCACAACAGAGACAGAGCTGATTATCATACACACAAGGTATCCTGCCTAACAAGCACAAGGACAAGCAAAGAGAATATTGCCATGCTTAAACGTAAATATGGTGAGGGTAGCGATCTATGGCGAGTTCGCGTTGAAGGAGAGTTCCCGCGTGGCGAGTCAGATACATTCATAGCACTGGAAGCGGCTGAATTTGCTAAGGATGAGATACGAATCAAGGCCATAGGGCATAAACTCATGGTGGGCGTAGACGTTGCCCGTTTCGGAGACGATGAAACAACGATATATGGCCAGATCGGCGGCAAGGTGGCAAAGAGCCACTTCCACCACAAGCAGGACACCATGACTACCACCGGTTGGGTGCTGCGACTTATTGACGATGTGAGGGCAGAACATCCGGAAGTGGATGAAGTAGAAATCAGAGTCGATGATAGCGGCATTGGTGGAGCAGTGACAGACCGACTAAATGAGATCAATGACGAAAAGAACCACGGGTACACCATCATAGGTGTGAATAACGGTTCAACTGCTGAAGACGAACATTACGGAAATCTCGGTTCTGAGATGTGGGGGCACATCAAGGAATTGCTGGAAGAGAACATGAGTAATTTCATGCTCGGCGTACCTGGAGTATTTGAACTGCCAGATGATGAGAAGCTAGTCACACAGCTGACAAGTCGTAAATGGCGTATGGGAAGCAATGGCCGGATATATCTGGAGCGCAAAGAGGACATGAAAAAGCGCGGACTCCAATCACCGGATAGAGCTGATGGGCTCGTATTAGCCTTTGCAAATATTCAGACGAATACAGGATTTTCCTTTGGATAATATTCCAATTTAGAGAATAATGTTATAATCTATCTTGTTGTTAATTCACTGGAGGTGTCTTGTAAATGGGCTATAGTAGACTTGATAATCTTGATGTTGAAGCAGAATTACAGACAATGGTTTTAAAAGAGAAACAAATAAGTGATCTTAGGACTGAATTTAATGAAACTGTACAAAAACAGCGTTTTTTATTTCTTGAGTACGCCAAAAGATGTCTCCCTATGTTTCGATATTTGCAGGAAGCAGGGTATAGATTCTATAATCCAAACAAATTAATAGATTATACCTCCACCAAAGGCCCTGTATTAGCATTGGACCGAGATGATGGAAAGTTGTATGTTTATTCAATTAAAAATGAAAGCTTAATAGAAATAGATCTTCGGGATCAGGGGAAAGAGAGCATTTATAATCCGCATGTCTTCTTTGAAAAATTCAGTTTTGAGGATGCGATGGAAGGTTTGCTTGCAGCAATTGATATCCAAGACACGTTAATTGAACAATTTAAGGACGAGATAAACTCTAGAATAGAATTAGCAAATAAATACTCTTAAGATTTCCGTAGTGGAGCAGTAACGAACCGATGTTATATTTTATTTGTAGTAATTTAGCCGCATCCTCCCCGGCTAAAGGGCGCTCAAATTTGAGCTTATCCATACAGGCGGTAGTCTGATGGGTTTAACTCTCCAAAATTGGAGAGTGAGTCTGCCAGCAAGAAGCCGTATCGCTCCCGGCTACAGGAGCCTATATCCGATGTGCTCACGGATAAATGAGCATAAAGAAGCGGTATGTCGACAATGTCCTACGGGCGTTAGAACGGCATACCGTTTTCATATTCCCAAGCGATTGCGAATTTGGAGGTAAGATCTATGAATTTCACAGAGGCGATTAGGCTTTCAAAGAAGTATGCTGAGTGCCCGAAGTGTGGAAATGGAAATATTGAAGCAGGTGAAGGAACACTCGACATTGACGATAATTCATTTGAACGCACCTGCAAATGTGGCTGGAGCAAGACGGTGAAGGGCGATCCTAATCCGTAATGCTTTATATTCTACGTGTAAAGCAATTCTGCTAAATCATGACAATCTGTAAAATGATATCCCTATATATGAAATTAATTGTACTGATCATATGGTAGGAAAAGTTTCCTTACCTAAGGGTCGCTGAAAAGCGGCTTTTTTGTGTTCAAGTTCATTGATGGAGGTGAAAAAGATTGGGCATTAGACAACGGATTATTACATGGCTTGAAGCAGGAAGGACCAAGAACGAGCCGGAGCGACAGACTGAGCCATTCTCACAAGGCTGGGGCTGGTGGGGGCGTAGGGGAACTAATCAGCCGGTGCAGAAGCGAACGCCGACGAACCTAAGGACTTTGAGTGAGTCGCCTATACCACGCCGAGCAATCAACGTTGTTAAAGATGGGATAACAAAGCTGAATTGGTCCGTAGCCGCAATTGATGAAAACAACACGGAGAAGTACGCGGGGCTTTGTAAGATTATCGAAAACGCTCTACTTAAACCTAATCCTGGTGATACTTTTCGTTCGTGGCTAGAACAAATGGTTGAAGACATGCTGGTCTGTAGTGCGGGTAGCTCCGAAATACTTAGGGCTGGAGATAAAGACCGTCCATTTCGGATGTATTCGGTAGATTCTTTCTCCATAGATCTGTTTCCCAATTGGGACGGCAAAACGGATTCATACAGATATGCACAACGCAACAATGGCAAAATTGTACCGTTGACCGCCTCAGAAATGATGTATGTCCGGATGAATCCAAGATCAAGTACACCGTTCGGGTTATCACCTCTTGAAACAGTGTGGGAATCAGCGAATAACTTTATTGATTCTCATAGATCAGCAGGAAATCAAACCAAAGGTTCATTTATTCGCAAGATACTAAATCTTGGTACGGGTAAAAACGGGGACGGCGTTGACGTAAAGGCTTATCGTTCATATTGGGATAACGAGGTTCAAGGCAAAGGAGTTCTTCCTATCATCAGTGGGGCTAACCCTAGCTTGCTTGATCTAGGTGCGACTGACGACAAAGCGCTATTTCTTGAATGGCAGCGATTCCTCATTGAGATCATAGCCATATCCTTTGGTGTATCGCCCAAGAAGCTGGGGCAGACAAAGGACGTTAACCGGACCACAGCAGAAAGTGAGGACGAAGACACTGAAGCCACAGTACAATCCATTGCCGAGAACATCGTCGAGCATATTAACAATCACATCATCGACGGTATTTTTAAAATGGGTGGTATGATCGAATTCAAGTTCATTTATGCTACTTCCCTAAAGGATTTGAAGACCCAGGCAGATATTGATGCAATATACCTGGACAGAAGAACTTGGACACCGGATGAAGTAAGAGACAAGCAAGGAAAAAAAGCTATTCCTAACCAGCACGGCGAAGTTCTGCTACAGCCAAGCAAGTTGGAAGTTGTTGATATTAACCTAACTCAGGAAGAACTCGCAGCTGCTAAAACGCCGCCAGAGCCTCCAGAAGTCAAACCGAATAAAGAAGAGCCAAACACCGAACAAACATAACGGTGTTTTTATTTTGTTCTGAGAGGCGGTGAGAACGTGTTTAAAAAGCTGCTCAAAAAGTTGGTTCGCAAGACTTCATCCCAGGCTGTTCCAGCCCCGAGGAATCGCGCGGAACGGCGACATGGCATTAAACCTGAGGGGAGGTGAGAAGTGAAATGTTGAAAACACTGAAATTAAGCAATCAGAAAATGCGCGTCCAGGACTTCAAACTCTCGGATGCTGGGGGCCATCCTAACAAGGTCCCGTTCAAATGTGCATTGTTCGCCGTAGATCAGCCGAGTGATGGTTCACCACACGGAGCTGGTGGCAAGAAGATCCGTATTTCGTCAAGTGTTTGCGATCAATACCTTCAGACCTTTGTAGGTATGGCACTGAACATTGATTATGTCGCAGGGATGGCTGACCACGATCCGCGCTTCAAAGTGGCCGTGATCGATAAAGCATACCGTTCTATGGACGGAAACGCATGGATTGACGGCTATATATACGGAAAAGATTTCCCGGATGTCGTGGCGACCATTCGTTACTATAACGGCCTTGCGGCTGAGTACAACTGGTCAGAGTACCAATTCGGTGCTTCGCTTGAAATGGAAGCTTCGGTGCAGGATGCACCAGACATGGATAACGTGCTGGATGTAATTGAGTTCTGCGGTACCGGCGCAGCTATCCTTTTCGCTGAAGCTGCCGCTTATAAAACAACGAGCTTTGCGGCTCGAAATCATAAACCCAAGGAGGAAAACGAAGTGGACGAGAAGGTAATGAAAGAGTTGCTGGAAGGCTTCAAAAGCGATATTACAGCCAGTATCGGTGATATCAAGAAAGAGGTAGGTGAGATTAAGGTTGATTTAGCCTCTGTCAAAGCTGCCAAGGCACCAGAAGGACAAAAGACTCCTGAAGAACAAGCCGCAGCAGACCTGAAAGCTTCTCAGGAACGTATGACACAACTTGAGACTGAACTTAAAGAACTGAAGGCAAAGGCTGAGCAGCCACCAGCAGAACCACAAAGAAAGACGTTCTCAGCTTCACAACTGCTTTCTAAGTATGGCAATAACGCTGGTGAACCGGAAGACTACAAGACGTTCTGCGCTTCGGTAGATACTTTGAATCTTCCAATTGCCGATTCCATGAATTTGAAGCTGCAAGCAAAATCACAGTTCAACAAGGAGGAAAAATAATATATGAGTAATCGAGTAGGAATAGCGGCATCCGTTGATGTCGCAGCAGCGATGCAACTCCAAAGTCCCGGTGCGTTGATTACTGACGAATTTCAAAAGGAAATCACAGACACACTTCGCCGGAGTTCTGTGCTGGAAGGTCGAATGACCTATACGCCAGCGACAGGTGATCTCTCCACTTACTATGAGCAAAACACGATCAACGGTGGCGAAGCTGTGGATCCAAGAAACATCACTTCGACGGCAACAAGCAACCCTAAAACGGCACATAGTTTAAAAATGAAAGCAATCACAAATCAAGTGAATTTTGGTCTATATGACAATTTGCTCGGAAAACAGCAAAATAACTTTCCAGAGCTAAGAGCTAAAGACCTTGCGGACATGCTTAACGGAGTTGGTCTTCGTCATGGGAAAATGTTGTGGAGAGGCACGGACACTAACCTGATGGTTCCGACTACGCTGCAATATGTCGGCATCCCTAAACAAATTACCAATACCTTCTCCGTTGGCATTGGGGCTTCTATTGTTTCAGCCATTTGCGCCAAGGTGGCGGCTATGATTGCCAGCGAAGTGTATGAGCTTATGCCAACAGCAATCTATATCCATCCATTGGCCCTGCACTATCTGGCTGAAGAAGAAAAACTGGCATCGTTCAATTCGACACATATCCCTAACCTGTCTAAGGTAACGATTGCCGGTTTGTCCGTACAAGCCATTCAAACGGCTGCGGGTGTATTACCTTTGATTCCAGAGCCGTTCATGCCTTCGACTGTGAACGCAACTCGTACTGAGAACACGGATTACGGATTTGCCATTGTGACCGAATCCATGATCGAGTATCACTATGTTGGCGAAAAGGGTATCGGACTGTATGAACTTGGCACTACAGGAAACCTTGCAGATTCGTATGTAGGCGTTAAGTTCGGTGCTCCTGTAGCAAAAGGACCTAGCTACGCTCACGCCTACGGCGTTGTAGAACGTCCGACTATCGCAGCGGTTTGATCAATCCATTGGGCGGACTAACCTCCGCCCTTCTAAATAGGAAGGAGAAAAAACAATGCCTAAAAATAAGCCAGAAGAGGATGCAGATAACAAAAAACAGGTAGC